CATTTGCCATGCTTCATTAGTGGTACTGATCTCAATCCGGTCTCCGCTATGCTCAAGCCGATCTGGTTTTTCATCTGAGCAATAACCAGGATGGTAAAGCTGTTTCAATGTGGCAGCCATATAGAGATCGAGTTTCTGTTTTTTGAACTCGTCTTTTTCTTGCGGATTTGTTTCGTGCTCACGAACCAACAACGACCGGCCAACAAAACCATTTGTCGCTTGCTCGTAGGTGATCAGCTTGTCGAACGTAACGGGAGTAGTGAATCCGATCATGGAAAGCATTGGGTTTTTTAGTCCATCGTCGAGATCGTTTAGTTGCTCAACAATTTTATCCGCACGATCTTTAAATTTACCGTCATGATCTTCATTGTCGGCTATCTTGTTTTTGCAGTGCGTAAGCTGTTTTTGTAGCTCGCTGCGGATGTCTTCCTTTAGGTCACCGGATATAAGCAGGTAACCGTTGGCTTTACCGTATGCCGACATTAGCAAGCCGATCACGCCTTCTAGGTATGACGCCCCAGACTTTGCTGCGTTGGAGATCTTGGATAGCAAGATCCCGACTTCATCGACGATATAAAAAGCGCACTGGTGACGGATCAGGTTGCGGGTGATTTCCTGCTCTGACTTTATAGCCCCATGAACGGCCGCTGTGACGCCAGCAGCACGATGCAGGTCAATCATAGCTGTCTGGATTGCTTCTTTGCCAGTGGCGCTGGCAGATATGCCAAAGGTGAACATGTTGGCTGTAACTCCGTCTTTATCGTCCGTGTAGCGCAATCCGCAAATATTACCGATGGTTTGCAGTGCTGCTGCCGTTGCCAGGTGCTCGCGTGGAAATCGACACTGTGAATTGATCCACTGCGTGACCTTGCCGACGAATCCCGGCGGGCGCAACAGGTCTACCGTATCAATAGCGAATGGGTGGCCGGTTGCGTCATCGTCTTGCTGCTGCTCTTCGGTATGTGGCAGCTCAAATGTTACCGATCGGCGATAACCGCCTTTTTCAGCTAAGTGGATCAGCGTGCCGATAGTGACCGGGTTCATTGTCTTGCCGAAGGATTGCCAGTGCTGATCGATGGATGCGGGGCCGTTGTACTTTTCACCGCCACTACTCCAAGCGTTCCATGTTGCCATGCCTGCGCCGCTGGTGGCGTGATGGATTGCCATGCCGATCTTGATCCAATCGTCATAATCACAATCAGGATCGCAATTTTTTAACATATCACCTATCTCGTCGTCGGTGACGTCCAGTGATTCGCCATTCAGCGACACGCGATAATGATCTGGTTTTTTAAGTAACAATAAAAGTTCAGGCGGAATAGGAGTTAAGTCGTCTGGATTGCCTTTTTGCTTTTCGTAGGTTGCCCCGCTTTTGTGGATGCTACCGCACCCGCACACATATCCTGAAACTTTGAAGTCGATCCCTTTGTAGTCATTCAGATGGCTTAGCAATGAGATCGGCGGTTCATTTTTGAAATAGATATGCAGTCCACCGCCTCCGGTCTCGACGACAAAGGCGGATTTTTTTACATAGTCGATGCCGGTTGCTTTGCATAACTTTTCGTAGGATTCAAAGCCGCCGTTGCGCTTGTCGATGTCGATTACCAGGTTATCATCTACACACACGCCGAAACCGGTATCGAACTGCCCCATGGTTACCATGGTTTCAATTTGCTCTTCTGACCAGTGGGGTACTTGTTGCCAGCTTGAGATCCGAGGATGCTTGAGGATTGCTGCGCATTCTGTGTTTCCACATTTACACGAGCCGTCATCATTTATTCCCCACAACGGAAAAATTCTGAACCCTGCTGATAAATAATCATATATGTGATTAGACGCCATGACTCCCCCTAAATGGGTGCTTGCTGCCCTTTTTTATGTTGTCAATTGCCCACATGGCTCTTAGGTTGCATAATGAATTTATTACCATTGGTGAATTGACGCCTTTTTTTGTAAAGTGACTAATTGGAATAATGTGGTCAATATGCCATTCTCCATAATTATTCCATGTCATTCCTTTTTTAAATGTGTACGTTATTCTTTCTATAAACTTTTTAGAATCGTACCCAACAATATCAATTGTTTTATTGTTTTTTTTATTGCCAGCCCTAGTTATTGACCCTCTAATTAGCGATCTATAAACATCAGCTTTACCCCAGTTTGATTCTTTTCTTTTTTTTGATTTATAATCTCGCATGTATTTGTTTATTGCGTCCCTGTTTTCCTTTCTTCTTATTGAGAAGTATAGATACTTTTCTTCTTTGTTATCTTGTAGTCTTTTTCTGTCATATTCTCTTATTCTTTCTATGTTTCTTATCCTGTATTCTTTATCTTTTTCATTTTTTGTTTTTCTATAGTCTATATCATTTCTAAGCCGATCATTATGCTTTGATCTTATGCTTGCTTTGTTCTTTATGTAATACTCTTTATGTTTTTCTCTTGAAGACTCAAGCTGTTCTTTTGTTTTGTTTGCGTGAAGTTGTTTTAACCTGCTGCACTCAACGCAATTCCCATTAGATACGGATCTATCGCATATGTGTCCACTCTTGCAAGCTTTTCCGGTAAAACATCTCTTTATTCCGATTGATTTTGCGTCTTTTCTGCTTATTACAACCCTATGTGTATGTGCTTCATTCATGCTAAAACCTCCAATTCAAAACATCAGGACGAAGATCTGACTTCTTGAACTCTCCATTTAGTTTTTTTTCAACTACAGATGCAGCTGTTGCGCTAATTCTTCCTCTAGAGACCCAGTTATTAACAACCTGTGGTGTTACTCCCAATAATCTTGATAGGTTTGACTGCCCTCCAACCCAATCTATAAGTAGGGATAGCTGTTCTTTTTCTTTTTCTGAAATTTGCTGAGCAAGTGTCTTCATTTTTAAGCCCTCTTAAATTTAAGTAAACATATTAATACACAAAAAAAATTTAATCTAGTGTTGACTATCAATTTATGTTGTCTTAGTATTTATCGCATCAAAACGAAATAACAAGGAGAAACAAGATGGACTTAAGCGAACTAAAGAAACCAGAACCACAACCGCCAATCATTACAATAGTTGGCACTCCAGGCGTTGGAAAGACAACGCTTGGTGCATTATTTCCGAAACCTGTTTTTGTTCAGGCGGAAGAAGGTGCAACCGTTTTTGATTCATGGGATGACGAATCGAAGCCGGTTGTTTTTCCTGTTCTACCGAGAGCTAGCGCAAAAAAACGAACCAGCACCAAAGAAACATTACTTGATCAACTTCGTGCGCTTGCTTCACAAGATCATGACTTTAAAACACTAGTAATTGACAGTGTAACAAGTCTTCACACTTTGTTTTGTCATGAGGTTTGTGAAAATTATGGCGTTGACAATGTGGCTGATGCGGCAGGAGGATTTCACAAAGGATATTTAGTCGTTGCTGAAATGCACGGAGAAATTAAGGCTGCGTGTGACATACTTCGCAAAAAGCGCGGAATGAGTATTGTATTCTTGGCTCACTGCGGAGTTAAGAAGATGAAGAACAGGCCAGACGCCGACGAGTACACCGTTTACACGCTTGATATGCATGAGGCGTCAATTGCTCAATATACCAACCTTGTTGATGCGGTTCTTTACCTAAGAAATGAAGAATATGTAACCGGCCAGGCTTCTGACAAAAAAGGAGCTGTAACAAAGTTTGGCAGGATAATGCAAACAGGGCAGCGAATATTGGTTACATCAGGTGATGGGCGAATTGGATTTGTTAACGCAAAAAACAGGTATCAACTTGAAGCTGAAATTCATGTTGATGAAGGTGAAAATCCACTACTTGAATTGATACCATTTTATCGTAAAAAAGAAGCAAAAAGCGAAGTACCACAAGATGAAATAGAAAACAAAAAACATGAGCAAGCAGAATGAAACTTTACGAAATTACTGAACAACTGCGCGAGCTAATGGAGATGGATGATGTGCCTGCTGAGCAGTTGCAGGACACGCTAGATCTGGTTAAAGAAGATTTTGAACAAAAAGCAGAACAAGTGGCTGCATTTATCCGTGAGTTGAGTCTTGATTCAGAAGGATACAAAGCAGAAATAGAACGACTTTCAGATCGCAAGAAAGCCATCGACAACAAAATTGACAGCATGAAAGACTGCTTGCGAGTTAACATGCAAGCGGCTGACATGACGAAAATAAAAGGTAAGCTGTTTACCATCACGCTTGGTGCGCCAACGAAAACGGTTTACGTTGCTGATTCAACGTTGTTGCCTGACGAGTTTGTTTATATCAAGCGCGAACCAAATAAGACCTACATCAAAGCGAAACTGGAATCAGGCGCCAAGATTGAAGGGAGTGCACTGGTGCAAGGTAAAGCGCGATTAACCATTAAGTAACTATATTTTTTATCTGCAAATCTACATTCGAGATCTGCAAATTTTCATTAACGAGATAGGGAAAACGAAATGCAAACATTCTGGACTAAATCAACTGGCGAAACACTGAGCAAACAAACGGCAACCGCAGAATTTCAGGCGCAAACAGATCTTCCTCCAATCCCTGATAAAACAGTCGTCAAAGCGGCTGCGACAGAAATCAAGTGGGATCTGTTTACCAAAGATTCGCCAGACGGCAAAACGCTGAACGGTGAGCGTTATATAAATATCCGCTGGGACGTGATCGACGGCGAGTTTCAAAAGCGCGTTATCTTTCAAAAGATCAAGGTTTCATCTGCGCAAGAGAAAACCCGTGATAACGCCATTGATATGCTAGCAGCAATCGACATGAACGCCAGTGGCGGTAAGCTGATGACGCTTGGCCGTGAGCCGTCAGACATGGAATTGATGACGCTGTTAGCTAACAAGCCAATGCATTTACGGCTGCGCGTCTGGACAAGCCAAGACAAGACAGCGTCAGGAAATTGGATCGACGCTGTATCAAGCGCAAAAGGTGGAAAGCCTGCACAGCGTAGCGCAACCACTGCGCCAATCGTAGCAACTCCAGCGCCGGAAGTACCCGCAGAGGATGAAGAACTGGATTTCTAAAAAAATAAACGCCTAGCCCCATTCGTGGGGCTTTTTAATCTACGGGGTAAGCCATGCAGTGCATAAGAGCAAGATGGTACGAACACAGAAATGTAAACGGATCTGAACGGTTAAGACAGATCAACGAGCTATCAGCAAGATTAAAAAAGTACATGCTTTCACATGTTGCCAAGTCGTACAAAATTTACAAAGCAGGCGAGATGTTGGAGGGATATAAGGCGATTGACGGCATTGTTAAGCATGAAGGCAGAAATATGCTGCTGGCTGTTTATCCAGAAACATCACCAGATCTCGGTGAAATATCGCGCATGATGCAGCTATCAAGCCTGCTATCAAAGCAAGGTAACGTGCTGCATGAATGTTTGTGCTTTACGCTATCAGGTCATGAGATTGTCAGTCAGGTTGTCGGATACGATCAGTTTGCCGGATACCAAGAGGAAGACACGCATAAGCTGATATTGAGTGATGATCTGCCAGATATTGACGCTTGGCAAAATGAGTGCCCTGATTGCATTCACTCCGCGCTGTGTTCTGGTAAAAATTTACCCGTTGTGAATTGCGGATCATGCTGCAACAACGGCACTCCGTCCTGTGCGCGTTGTTCTGAAAATAACATGCACATCTTCCACCCGGTGTTTATGACTAATTCAGGTTTTGAAGTCGTGAATGTCGATGCTGAAAATATGGTCATTGAATACGATAGTTTTTATGCAGTGAACAACAAACTGCTTCGCCTGAAAGACAAAGAAAAGCCGTGCTTAACATCGCAGGAATTAACGATGACATGGGCGCAAGATATGAGCATGGATGATCCATTCATTAAAATAATGGCGCGATTTAACGGCACAATTACCGCACTGGACAAGGACGCCGATCA